GTTAAAGTATTGACTCGTGGTGCTGAAAAATATGCTCCTAGAAATTGGGAGAAAGGGATGGCATGGTCAAAAGTAGTAGCAAGTCTGAAAAGACATCTTTCTGCTTTTGAGAAAGGTGAAGATTATGATTCAGAAACAGGATTGTTACATATAGATCATCTTCAATGTAATGCACATTTTCTATCTGCTTATTACAAGATAGCACCACAATATGATGATAGACAACATACTTATTTGCAACACAAACGTATAGGATTAGATATTGATGAAGTATTGTGTAATTGGGTAGAGGCTTGGTGTACTAAATTTAATTATAAGATTCCAGAAGTCTGGTTCTTCAGTTATAAAAATAAAGAACATTTTAAGCATTTAAGTGAATCTGGAGAACTGAATGAATTTTATTTAAACTTAGAACCCAAAATAGATCCCAATACTATTCCATTTGAACCACATTGTTATATTACTAGCAGAAGTATTCCAGATGAAATTACTAAATTGTGGTTACAAAAGAATGGATTTCCTGCTGTACCAGTTATTTCAGTAGGATTTGGTGAAAGTAAAGTTAATGCCGCAATAGAATCTGGTGTTGACTTATTTGTAGATGATTCATATAGAAATTTTGTAGAACTCAATAATGCAGGTATTTGCACTTATTTATATGATTGCCTACATAATAAACGCTATAATGTAGGATATAAAAGAATTTACAATTTAAACGAATTAACATAAATGTCTCAGAAACAAGCAAGATGGCTTTGCGGAAATGTTAGTGGTTTACAAAAAGAAGTTGAAGATTTAAAACTAGAGGTTGAGAATCTGAAACAATATAATAAAGATTTGATGGAAATTTTAATACAAAGCGCAAATGTTCAGAAAAAAACTATTCAAAGATTAAATATGTTAGATAAATCTATTATTTTTATTAATGGGCAAATATCTAGAATTATAGATATTATACTCGAAAAATTAAATTAAACATCATGTCGAAACAAGACAAAGAAGTAAAACAAATTAATAGAGAATTAAAAACTATTGAGAAAGAGCAAAAATTGGCAGAAAATAAAGGAGATAGCGAAGGTGCAATCTTCTGGTTTTTAAAGAAATTCAGAATTGTTGGAACTAAAAAACAATCTTAGAGAATACTTATTACAGATATTTCCTAATTATGAAAAGGAAGATATTGATGAAGTTATATTGTTTTTAATTGGCTGTAAGTATTCATTATATTGTAATGTAGATGATTTTGTATTTACAAAACTTGCAGCCAATAAAGTTATTGAAAGAGATTTTATTAATGAAAGAATTATTGTTAACATTCCAGTATTTGAGAATGATGAAGCAGAATTAACTATTAATAGAAACATAGAATTATCAGATCAAGACATTAATAGATATAGAAGTGTATTTAGAGGTATAAGAACTGGTAGTATAGGTACATTAGGAATTGTGAAAGAAAGATTATATAGATTTTTATATGCAAATCCTGATTATACAATTGATGATATTATTGCTGCTGCCAATCATATGACAGAAAATACAGAAAGTATGTATAGACAAAATGCTGATAATTTTATTTTCAATACAAAAGGACAAAGTCCCTTACTTATGGTTTTAGAAGAACTTAAGATGGGACTGAGTAAAAATTTTAATTAATTGTTTCAACAAACTTTACAGTTAATTGAAAGAAATAGAGAAAGACGTATTAGTGGTAAAGAGAATTGTATTCCAAATCCATTTCCAAGAATGGCATCTGAATGGGCAGGAATAGAAAAAGCTAAATATATTGGTGTGACAGCATCCAGTAAAGTCGGTAAATCTCAAATTACTGATTTTATGTTTGTTTATCATCCAATCAATTATATTCTTGAAGGTAGATCTAATTTCGATATTAAAGTACTTTACTTTAGTCTTGAAATGTCAAAAGAACAGAAAACTTTGCAGGCAATCAGCCACTATTTATATAAATTTTATAATATACTGATTGCTCCCAAAGACCTTAGATCTCTCAATAATATACTTGATGCTAATATATTTAAAAATATTAAGGAGTTAGAACCATTCTTTAAACAATATTTTACAAAGATACATTATATTGATAATATTAGGAATAGATATGGAATATGGAGAGAGATATATAATTATGCAGAAGCCAATGGTAAGATAATTAAAGAAACTAGAGAATTTGATGGTAAAAAAGTAGAAGTAATTAAAGAGTATATACCAAATAATCCAGATGAAATAGTTATACCATTAGTAGATCATGCATCATTATTGAATCCTGAAACAGGGAAAGATTTATTCCAAGCTATTAATGAATTATCAAGTAATGATTTTGTAAAAGCAAGAAATCTATTTGGATATTCTCCTGTACTAATACAACAGCAAATGTCAGCACAAGAAAATCTGGAACATAAAAAAGCAGATGCTCTTATGCCAAGTCTTGCTGGTCTTGCAGATAACAAAAATACTCAACGTGATTGGGATGTAGGATTAGGATTATTTAGTCCTGCAAGACATGGGATGAATACTTTCAAAGGATATGATATTACAAAACTTGGAAACAGATTCAGAAGTATGGAAATACTTGCTAATAGAGAAGGTGATGGTAACACATTAGTTCCATTACTATTTAAAGGCGAGTGTTCACATTTTGAAGAATTACCACTACCAGATACTAAAGAGTATAAAGAATTTATAAAATCTTTCAATTAATTTAATCAAAATCCATCTAACGATGATACAATTACCAAAAGAGGTAATAAAAAGTACCAGTCAGAACCCTAGAAGGCTGGTACTATTTGCTCAAACTAAAGCGGGGAAGACCAGAGCAATTGCTGGTCTTAAGAATGCACTTATTATTGATACGGAAGAAGGTACTGAATTTATTGATGGTATCAAGATTGATCTTAAAAAAGAGTGTAGAATCGAATCTATCAATCCAATGATAGCGATTCAGCAAATTTCAGATCAATTGACGGAATACCACAAAAAGAACGGTACTTGGCCATATGACTATATTATTATTGATACTGTTACAGAAGTAGAAGAGTTTGCAAGAACTTTTGCTACCTTTTTGTACAAAACTAGTCCTATTGGTAAATCATATGCTGGTAGTGATGTAGTAGCAGATTTGCCAAACGGCGGGGGTTGTAGTAATAGCCCTTATCTGGTTAATTGCTGGAAAATCCTAAAGATAAACTTACTAAAGCATAATCTGAAAAGATAAGTGCGAATGTTAAAAAAAGTTTATATGTGTGACTTTTTGAGAAAATTACGTCTAAATAGAAAAACAATAATGATATGTGTATCTCAGTAAAATCACTAAATGGGCAATCAGCAGCCAAGCCTCTTTTAAATGAGGAAGGTTCAGAGACTATCTCCCGGAAGGAGAGTAGGTTAAGTTTATACTTTTCCGAAAAGCCAGACACAATTGTAGAAAATTTATTTTCAAAAGGAAAATTTAAAAAAGTTTGTTGTATTTATTGTGTATTTTCAAAAACTAAAGAATTACCATATATTGGTCTAACTGTCAATTTACAAAGAAGAACTCAAAGACACAGAGAATCTTTAAGAAAGAAACAACATTTTGGTAAGTATTTACAAAGAGTTTGTAATAAATATGGAAAAAATGATATCTTTGTATTTATAGTAGAAGAGTGTCAAGAATCAGAATTAAGAGAAAAAGAATTATATTGGATAGAATATTTTGATGCTATAAAAAATGGATTTAATGCCAGACTTGATACTCAAGAAAACTTTGTACAAGAAGATATCAAACAAACTATTAGAGAAAAAAATTCCAAACCGGTGTTGATGTATAATATGAAAGGAGAATTTATAAAAGAATTTTTATCTGTAAAAGATGCTGCAATTTATATAGGTGATCAATCTACAAATATATCAGCATGTTGTAAAGGACATTACAGACATATTAAAAAACATGTATTTTTTTATAAAAATGGATTTGAAGGATTTTCTTTAAAAGAAGATACAAGAGGTACACTTAATCCGAAACTGATGCAAAAAGTAAAAGATGCAACATCTAAGAAAGTTATATGCAATGATATATTATATCCATCAGTTTCAGAAGCAGAAAGACAGTTAGGATTACCACATAATGTGTTAGGAAAATGTATAAAAAATAACAAACTTTATAAAGATTCCATTTGTTGTAAACATTGTGAAGATATAGTCCAGTCTTCAGAGAAATCTGAAGTGTAGTACGTATTACTACCTCAGAATGGCATTTGATAAGTTACTTGAACCATTAGAAAGTAAGTGCAACAAGGCATTAATATTAATTGGTCATACTAAATCTGCTTCTGTCAACAAGATGGGGAAAGATTTACAGGCCAAGGATATTGCTTTATCAGGTAAACTTAAACTTATTGTGTGTTCTCAAGCAGATGCTATTGGTTATATGTATAGAAACCCACAGAATAACAATCAAACTATTTTGTCATTTAAGACACACGAACAGGATTTGGCTACTGGTGCAAGACCACCACATTTAAGTAATCAAGAGTTTGTTATTTGCGAATTGACTAATCCTGATTATATTACTAAGAAAGAACCTCAGAATTTTGTTACACATTGGGATAAAATATTTCT